GTTTAGCGTTTCTGTAAAATTCATTTTAGTTTCCTTGTTATGCTAATGCGTGACCCCAGCGTTGTGGACGCATAGCATCTGGGTCAACGTTACGGCGCACGGGGAATAGATAGTCAACTGCGTATCCAAGTGCATCGTTTAAATGGTCATAGCCCGAATCTTTGTCGGGTTGCGAACTATTTTCTTTGTATGTTTGTCGTTCTAAGCACTCAATCATATATTTACACTTAGGGCTAATAAACAACTGTCTAACACCACCGGCATTACACAATCTGCTGTTGACTGCGTTTATTCTATCTCTGACTGGTGTGTGGCTGTTGGGCACTTTGACAATGAAGCCTGCGTTCCTGAGTATGATGTTGTCAGTAAGGCCGCCAGCGGACGTTTTTCTTTGATTTCCGGCAGGGTCTGGGTAACACATGACTTTTGATTTTGGGTATCGTTGATGTATTTCGTCCACAAGTTCTTGGGTATTGCTAGAATACATACGGATTTCGTCAATGGCATAGAGCATATCACCTTTACGTATCATTATTATGCAACTAACAGGGTCAATGTTAAAGTCAATGCCACAAATAATTGTTGATGTGTCATAATCTTTAATGTCAATGACGTTTTCATTTCTGTCAAATGCGTAATAAATTCTGTTTGCGGCCTCTTCCCATGTTGCAAGGTATTCTTGCCTAAACGTTTTTTCGTCTAAGTCTTGCTTGGCTGCTTCAATTTCTTCTTGTGATACATTACCACCATCTAGTGTGGTAAATGTCCATGACTGCCAGTTGTCTGGATTGTTCTGTGCGTTGTTGTAAATGTCATAGGCCCAACTACTTCTGCCACCTTTGGGTGTGCCAATGAACATGGCATGACCTTTCTTGTCACTAAGTGTAGGTCTGACTGCTGTCCATACTTCTGGATCCATATCTGCAAACTCATCAAACACGCAAAAGTTTACTGAAAATCCACGCATACGGTCATAGGCATCTGCTGACTTAATTGCAATCTCTGAGCCATTGACTAATGTAATTGTTAATTCACTTTCATTAGTTTTTGCAATCCAACGTAAGTCACCTAATCGTTGTTTTAACTGTTCCCAGACAATGCCTTTACCTTGTCCACGTGTAGGAGCAATATACCAACAACGTGTCATGGGTTGACGTGCAAATTTTGCCAGTTCACGTATTGCCAAAAATGTCTTGCCAAAACGGCGCCCACATATTGCAGTGCGAAATCGTTTTGTGCTTAGTGCAATCTGCTCCTGTGCTTTACTCAGTGGCATTAATCACTCCAAGGCAATACTTTGTCATTGTCAGTGTTAGTAGGCTGGTCCACTTGACCAAGTATGTTTTTCCCAAGCCAGATAAGCATAGTGGCATTGCCTTCTAGTGCAAGTTTAATCTGCGCACGGCGTAGACGTTGCTTTAAATCAGCCTGTGCAGCCTGCATATACTCACCAAAATTGTAGTGCAGGGTGTCTTTGTTGATGCCAAAGAAATCACATATCTCCTTGTCATTGCAACCCAGTGCGGCAAGTTTATATACATCATCTGGTGGCACAATTTTGCGATTGTCACCTCTGCCCACAACTAGACCTTGACGTGTAATTTCACCCCATTTAGCACGTCTACGCTTGGTATACTGCCATTTAGGATACATACCTGATTGTTCAGGTAATTCCTGACATTCAATTTCTTGTTCTTCTGTGTCTACAGCATCTATGGGATGAAGATTAACTGTGCCACTATCAACGATTTTATTCATAGTCTATATTTACTCTCTGGGCTGTCTGCTGTGCATTTTTTCTGCTTCTAACAGCAATCTCAGCATCTTAATTTCATCAGCCATGCTCTTAATCATTCTGCGGTCTTGTTTGACAAGTTCCAACATTTGTTGATTTTGACTGGTTAACTGTCTGATATGGTCACGATGTTCTTCTAGTGCAGGACCCATTAGACTGATATTGTGCTTGCAATTTTCTAGGTCTTGCAATGGATCCCATGCAGGGTCTATCCACCATTTTGTCATAAGGCCTCCTTTAGGCACTGCGGTCTTCTACTTTTACTTTAAAAAATCTGCGGTCTTCAAGTCCATCATCAGTGACAATTTTGCAAAACACTGTATAACTTTTACCTACTTGACCTTCGTCTAAGGTAATAAAAGTTTTTGTGCCCTGTATGCCGTCTGTGACTTTTAACAGTGGGTCAGGGTCATTGGCACGTGTAACAACAGTCCATGTAGCAGTTGCAATGCTGTCACCTGTTTCAAGCCACTGTGCCCAATCTAAACTATAAGTTAGTTTTGCTTCGGGGTCTTTGCTGATTTGTAGACCTTGTATAGTCTGCACGAATCCTTGTGTAATAGCCATTTCTGGTCTCCTTTAAATTATATATGTTTCTTCAGTGTTAGCCACTGCATAATCACGCAATTCTTTGACAATTTCATAACTGCGGCTTTCTGGTATAACAATGTCATCACGCCATTCATCTGCAATCATTTGTGTGCGTGTTTCACGTGGTATCATGTATGTTAAATCAGGATCAATTCTGATTTCAATTACATTGGCAACAAGTGTAAATGTTGCTGATAAATTTGCAGAGAGGGTGCTGGTCTCTGTGCCTATGGCAAGTTGTGTGCCTATAGTTGGCAACACAGCAACAGCACTCTTGGTTGCTGTGGCATTTGCTTGAATTTGTGCCTGTGTAGATAGATTAGCCTGTGCGTATTGTAAGCCACCTGGTTTAGCCTGAACAGTAAATTGTGCAGTTAAATCAGCATCTGCAAATTTTGTGCTGGTTGCATCAACTGTTAGTTGTGCTTGTGTTGACAACGCAACAGCACTAGCACGTAGTCTTGCATTAACAGCAGTTTGTTGTGCTGTAACAGTTAATTGTGCATTTGTAGTGCGTGTTACTTCTACAGTATTTGTAAGTTCAGCGTTGCTGTTTAAATTAGCAATGACAATCTTACCACTGATAGCATCAGCAGTCAGTGTAGAAACAACAGCACAGTCAACAAGTGTTACACCAATTTTTGCGGCTGCTGTTAACTGTGTTGCCAGTGTTGGTAAATTAGCACTGAATGGTTTGTTAACGTTGGTGTCAACACTAATTTGTGCTTGTGCTTGTTGTGCGGACTCTGCTTTAACAGTTTTTACTGCTGTTGCTGTTAATTGTGCCTGTGTGCTTAGTGCAGAATCAAGTGTTTTTGTTACAGTTGCACTGGCATTTACTGTTGCCTGTGTAGACAACTGTGAATCTGCTGTGCGTGTGATTGTTTCTTGTGCAGTTTGTGTAAATTGACTGGTTAAATCAACTTCACCTTCTAGCGTAGCAACAGCCAGTGTAGTTTGTGTAGCAGTGCTTGTTAAATTACTATCAACAGTTCTTGTAACTTCTGCTGTGGCTGTTAATGTTGCTGTGTTATCACAAGCAACTAAGAAATCACCAATCTTGGCAACAGCCGTAAGTTGTGTTGCAATAGCAGGTAAATCACTATCAAATTGTTTAATGCGTGTATAGTCAACAGTCTGTGTAAATGCGCTGGCTAAATCAGCATTAGCCAAAACAACTTTTTCTGCACTTGCTGTCTGTGTAAATGCTGAAGTTAACTGCGCTGTGCCCACAGCATCATATCTATTTTGTGCTGTTTGTGTAAATGCTGAAGTTAACTGTGCAGATAGGCTTATTGTCTTGGGTGGTGCAACATTGTCATCAAGGTATGTATTGTTAAAATGCAATAACAGGTCAGTGTTGTCATTGTTTACGTATTCTGTAGTTGGAACTGTAAATGATGTTGCTGTTGGGTCTGTTAATGCTGTATCACTGATTAATAACTCATCAATGCGTAGGTCAGCACTAGGTCCCAGCGTATAAATTTTAACGCCAGTTGTGTCAAAATAACTGTTGCTGAATCCTGTGTTGGTGTCAATTCTGTTTCCGTTAGCGTATAAACTAATTCTTCCACCATCATTGACAATTCTAAAATGATTCCACTGATTGTAAGCAACAACTTGATTTAATGGAGCACTATCACCTTGAATAGTTGAGCCATCTGCTGTTCTATAAAACAATGATGGTAATATACCAGTTCCAGCGGCAGTTACACCAACTCTCCAACTGTATGCATAAAGTGTATTTGTGCCTTCAATGTATAAAATTGGACTTTCATTGCCATTTCTAGTTGGCATATAAATCCAGAAATCAACAGTTTTCCAACTGTTCCAATCTGGATTATCAGCAAATACAATTTCTGCTGATTTTGGCAATGATGCTGTCAATGCTGTGTTACTGCTTGATGTCCATGTTGCGCCATCTGTGCTTGTCCATATACCAACCCACCAACGTGAATTTGCATAAAATGCTCGTTGTTGAGCAGTAAATGTAACAGTTCTTTGTGTCCATGTAACACCGTCACTACTGGTCAGTAATGTGTTTCCACTGCCAGTAACAATCCATAGACCATTACTGTAACTTACATGGTTTAATGTTGCTGTTACGCCACTTGTGCGCTTTGTCCATGTGCTGTTTGGTGCGGATGCTGTAAATATGTCACCGTTTCTACCAACAATTACCCATAAGTTGTTACCAAATGCAACTCCGTTTAAGCCAACGTTAGCACTTACTGGACTTGAAGTTACGCCTGTCCAGTCTGCACCGTGATTAGTTGAATAAAATAGATAATTGCTGTCTGCGGCACCTGTGTCAACACGATTAATTGTTGCCACTGCAACAATGGTTGAACCACCAACAGCAACACTGTTAAACACTGTTATTCTACTTGCCGCACCAATATCTTCTGTTGTGCTAGTAAGCGCACCAGCAGTATAACTACACGGACTCCAGTTTACTAAATCAGTGCTACGTAAAATGCTACCACGTGTTACAGTGTTATAACCTACTCTGATGTAATGTGTGCCTGTATAAGCAAGGTCATTAAAATCATGGGTAGTATATGTGGCGCCTGCTTGTTTGCTCCAAACTGTTCCGCCATTTGTTGAATTGTAAATGCTGGCGCTGTTTTGGTCATACCATGCTACTAGTCTGTTGTTTAAAAATTCAACACGATTGATAGGTAAATTGCTATCTCTGACAATATCTGTGGTGCCACTAGTCCAGGTATTTCCATTAGTGGTTTCACTGTAGCCAGTGTTGTAATAATTTGTTTGTGTGACTCTCAGTCCAAATATTTTAGTGCCTGTGTAGACAAAATTTGTAGTGACTGATAATTGATTGTTGTTGTTTTCTAAGAATTTTAGGCTGTGTGTGCCAAACTTTTTAATTGTGCTGTCAAATGCTAGTTGTCCATACAATCCATCTACGTTGACTGTTGGATCACCTACTACCCTGTTAACTCTATTGCCTGTTGTTGCCTGTGTAAATGTTGCCTGTAATGTTGCTGAAGTTTCAACAAATTTTATAGCCTGAGAATTTACATTGGCAATGCTTGCAAGTGTAATTGCAGTTGAACGGTTAGCAACTGGTGTAGCACTGATAGTTGCTACAACATTTACGCTTGAACCAAGATTTTTAATTGCAATAGCAGTCATTGTTGGTGAGAAAACACCTGACCAGTTAGCACTAAACCCAATTAACTTGTCTGTTTGTGCTGTTACACTGGTTGTTGACTGTAAACTAACAGAAAAATCAGCAATGACATTTATATCTGTTGTTTGTGTTGCCACTGATGTTAAAACTGCATCAAATTCTTTGACTATACCACCACCGATAACATCTGCTGTGCAATCAATGGATGCTGTTGAACTTAACGCCGCTTCTGCAAGGGCTTCATAGACATAATACTCTTCGGGAGTAAAATAATCTAAATCAATATACAAATTGTCTGTGACTTGTCTTGTCATGTTTGCTCCTGTTATGACACTGTCATAATTGTTGTTAGCATACTATTAGTGCCTAGGTCAGTTTTACTAATGGTTGACGAACCAGTAAATCCTGCGCCTTCAAATGCTCCTAACCTTGCATAGTTGCTGGTAGAAATTGCCGCATTTAAATATCTACTTGGCGTTACTGTAGAAGTTACAACTTGTGATACTGTTGTTGTTGTGCCACTGTTAGCACCATAGGCAAATGCCACTTTAGTTGCTGACATAGCATCAAATGTCAATGTTTGATTTGCAGGAGTATTCACAGTTATTTCACTAGTGCCTGTGGTAAACGACACTGTAGTTGGCACAAAACTTGGTCTATACACTAATATGATATGACTGGCTCCTTGTGTGCCTGTAAAACTTGTTACGCTTCTAGTGCTGGCCACTGTTGATATTTGATAAAATACCGCAGTTCTTTGTGCGGCAGCCTGTGTGCCTGTGGCTATATTAAACACATTAGTCCAACCACTAGGAGTTACCAGTGCTGGAGGTGCCGCACTGGTAGCATTGTTATTTGCTGTGACAAAATAAACAACAATGTCATTGACTTGCGTGGTAAATGTAGTGCTGGTAGCACTTGTGCCAGCAATTACACTGCTACTGTTGAATACTAGACTTACGGAATTGTCATCAGTAAATTGATTATCACCGTTTGTGCCATCCATGTGCATCAACAATTTTGTGTTTATATCATTACTAAATGCCGCTGTTGGGATTGTGTATGTGGCAGCGTTAGCGTATCTACTAGTATTGCTTAAACGAATTTCATCCAAATAAACAAGATTCTCTCCGCTGTTGATTAATAAATCATCACTAGTGCCAGTGCCAAACGGATTTGTATGACTAGCAACTCTGTTACTGCGTCTAGTTCCATTAAAGAAAATGTTTGTAGTTGGCCCAGATGTATATCTTACAATAGCACAATGATACCAAGTGCCGTAAGTCAAAGTTTGTGCTGTGCCACCGTTAGTGTTCCAGTTTTCTCCCTGAAATGTATATTCAATATCATAGACATTACCACCTTGTGGTCGCAAACTTACTGAGCCACCACTGCCTGCTACAGTGAATAATGTTTTTTGTCCTGTGACTGCCGCAGGTAACATAATCCAAAATTCAATAGTGTAGTTGCCACTACTAGAAAAACCAGAACTGTTAAATTGTTTGTAGGTTATATAACCACCACTGGTAAAATTACCACTTGCTGTGCCAAACTTTTTGTTTGTTGTGTTTAATACAGCCGCGCCAGTGACTTGTATTTCACCATTATATCTATTAGTTGGCCAACTAACCACTGCTGGTGCTAGATAGCGACTAATGCCGTTAAGTTTAAATGCTCCTAATGGCATTATGCAAATCCTTTCGCAAGACTAGCCCAGTAGTTTGTGCCATCATAGAACACACTGAGAATGTCAACACATCCAGCAGTGCCTGTTAGTGTTTTAATGCCACCAGCAAATTTCATTGTTGAAGTTATACTTGTATATGCTGTGCCACCGTTAATAATCAATGTAAGACTTTGACCAGCAACAGGACTAGTAAAGCCATTGATAGTCAATGCTGAGTTTAATGTAATTGTCTGCACATTGCCGTTAGCCACGTTTGGTGCAATGGTGCCACCAGTTGTGCCTAATGCAAATATGTTTTCATTGTATTCTAGGTTTTTAACAACAGTTTGGCCAGTGCCGTTTGGTGTTAGAGTAATATTATTATTAGCGCCTGCAGTAATAACAATATTACCGCTGTTAGTTCCATCGTTAGTGCTTAAAAATAAATTGCCAGTGCCGTTAGTAGTAATAATAGTAAGTTGATTGAGGTCACCAACTCTAATAGTGTCTGCGTTTAAGTAAAGTTTGCCAACGCCGTTTGGTTCTATGACAATGTTGCCATTGCTTGCTGATACAATGCTGTTGCCGTTAACATCCAAACTGCCACCTAATTGTGGTGTTGTATCTTCTACAACATTGGCTAAAGCACCAATGCCTGCGGCTGTTGGTGGTGTGTAAGTAAACACGCCTGTTGTGTTGTCGTAACTGATAGCACCATCACCACTAGCGGTGCCTTCTGCTCCCACGCTTAGGTCAACTAAATCAATGCCTGCATCGCCATTGATCCAATTTGTTCCATTGTAAATTAAGATTTCGCCAGTGCTTGGTGTTGTGATGACTACATCTGTGAGTTCATCTAATGTAGTTGCTCCACTGGCTGTAACATCAGCGGGTGTAAATGTAAAAACTCCCGTGGTGTCATTGTAACTAAGACTGCCCCCACTGCTGGCTGTGGCAGTGCTGACACTAAGGTCAGTGAGTTCAATCTTGTCTGTGTTTAAATTCGTTATGTTGGCATCGCCTTCAGTCCAGGTCAGTGCTGAACCTTTGGCTGCTCTTGTGTATACTGTTGTCATGTGACTTGCTCCACGGGGTTATAAAGTATAAGTGAGCATGGGAGTCCAAGTCCATGCTCACTGTGCCTATTAGTCTAGGCTGATTGTCAAGTTACCGCTGGTTACCTGGAATGTGTCGCCACTGTCAATAGTCTTACTTGTAGTGACCGCGCCCCAGAATAACACGTTACCACTTGAACTTGCGTCCATTACGGCAATGTGAGTAATAGTTCCCCAACTTGCACTTGCGGCTGGGAATGTAACTGTTGCGTTACTTGCACTTGCGCCACTAGAAGCGGCTGCAAATGTAATTGCTTGACGTGCATAACTACCACCTGATACTTCTGCACTTGGGCTGTTTGATTCTAAGCCTGTGTTGGCTGTGAACAATGCCAAGTAGCGTGTGCTAGGTTGTGAGTATGCTGTTGCTGTGAGAACGTGGTCAAGAATCTTGTTCTCCAAATAGTTGCTGGCTGCCGACATATTTTATCTCCTTAAGGTTATGTTTGCAAAATGCGAATCGCACTTTTATTTAGTCAGAACCTAAAAAAACATTTGAAAAACAGAAAAAAATAAAAAAATCCCACTAGCGTTAGTAGCACTAGTGGGACGGGTCTTAGGAAGTATGTCAGTAACTTTTGATTACCGCAATGTATTTATCAACCATGAAAGAAACGCCATGATAATTGCACCCGTTCATGGCAACGGTTAACTTGGAATCTAGCCAGCAATCTTGGCCATGTCAATCTACGCCAGTATGCCAGCCTTTACTGCATACTCAATGTAAAAGTGTGCCTTAGTTTTCTTGGCATCGTCAGTGGCATCTGCAATGGGTGCAAATGCTTGCTTGGCTTGTTCTTTTGTTAGTGTTGCACCATTATACAATTCAAACCATGCAAACAGTGTTGCAAACGTCTTGGCTTCACGCCCACGCTTAGGCGTCTTTGCACCATGCGCACTCGTCCACTTTTGTAATCTGTTGGGTGTTGTGTCTTTTACTACTGTGTATGTTTTCATAGTTGCCCTATTTTAAAAGTTAGGGGTTTTTGGCCACTACCCCCGGAGTGTGTGAACCAGCGTATAACGAAAGGAAAATATGACATAACAAAATTATACGCTGGGGCCAGAATGTATTAAGCCACTGTGTCGTATTCTGCCTCTAGGAAGTCAAACAATTCGTCCTCTTGCAAGTAAGAGGGTGAGGTTGACCAGGTTACTGTGAGTGTGGGAACAGTTGAGAAATATTCCCAGGTAGTGAAAATTGGTTCGTGCTGGCTGTATTTGTGAATGGCTGTGGCACGTGCTTTGTGAAACTTGCCGCGCTTGGCTGCAAACAGTTTGGCATACTTGCCAGTGAGTTGATATTTTTTGGTTACTTGCATTGTGATTCCTTACTGAGTTAAAAGTTAATTATAGCACAATGCCCGCACTCGGTCAAGCATTGTGCCAGGTGTTGTTTTTATGCAACAGTCTTGGATTGTTGCTTAACGTGTTTGTATTGTGCCAGCAACCAGTCATAGTGTCGCAGGCTAAAATACTGATTTAGTGTGCGTTCCAAGTGCAGTTGCACGTTGTTGTCAGTTGTTGCACTGCCCAAAAACCATTGCCAGTCTGCCATGGGTGCCACGTTTTCAGTGTCGTAGGCGTGTTTAAATTGCTTTAGCAATGCGTGTGCTGTTGCTGTGTCAAGGTCTTGACTATAGTGTTGGACAAGTTTTTTGACCAGTGTGCGATGATTAGGTTTTGACATTGTGATTCCTTACATAGTTTAAAGTGTATACACTGCATTATTGCTGTGTATGTGATTATTATACTGCAAAAGCAGGGCTGTGTCAAGCATTATTTTGTTGTATTTTTGCAACATTTAAGCGTGGGCTCTTTTTGTATACAAAATGCTTAAACTAGCAAATTGTATACAAAATAGTTACAAACCGTTGTTTTTATGCAACAGTGCGTGGCAGTTCGTGGAATGTGGGCTGTTGTCGCAATTCGGACATGAGTTTTGCAATAGTTTGTTGGTGCCATTTAATTTGGCGCTTGCATTTAGCAATTTCCTTGCTGTTGCCCTTAGTTTGTTGCAGTTGTTCAATGCGTTGCATTTGTTCTGCGATTGCCATTTGGTTGTTGGCGATGAGTTGACCGTAGTGTTTTGACATTTTGATTCCTTACATAGTTAGTTAAAATACACTGCACTATTGCTGTGTATGTAAGAATTATACACAAAAACAGTGGAGTTGTCAACTGTTTTTTTGTTGTTTTTTTGCAACATTATTTCAATGTGTCTGCTCGGGTATAATACTGGTCTAAAATGCTAAAAAATGCACGTTCCGTAGCCTCAGTATACGCATCCTGAAAGTAAGTAACCACTAACTTTGTGGTGTTGCGTTTATACGACACGGACTTGACAATGTTAAAGTTTTGCTGTATGTCTGCCAATGCTTGTTGCAGTGCAACACGATATTTTTGTCGTTGACTGCTAAAAAGTCTGTAAATGTTGTTGCTGATTTCATAGGTTACTTGCATAAAGACTCCGTTAAAAATGACATTTTAGCACAATTATTACTCATTGTCAACCTGTTGTTTTTTTACAACAACACTACTGGGATTAGGGTTATTCTTATACACTGACCTAAACATAATGTTGCCTGCTTTGTTTGTTGACAATTTGTATTTGTTTATAAGACATTCACGGCTTTTTGTTCTGGTATCTCCACCATGACCCTTTGCACCCTGTGTCCATGTGCTGACAGTGTGACCAAACTCACGCAATACTATGTTTTGACACTGATATACGCCAAAGTCATTTTGCATTAGTTGTAGGCCAAAATCAATATCTGCACCACCAATCATTTTACCAGTGCTGTCTGTGAAAGTTGTTTGGTCAAAGTAAATTGGCTTGTTATAAAACTTTCTCAGATTCTTTAACACAAAGAAACTGCCCTTAAATGCTGTGCTACGTTTGAAAACAAGATTGTCTTGGAATGTCTGGGTGTTTTCTGCATACAGTTTGTTAAAGGGCATGTTGGCAGGGTTGATGGGTATAAACGCATCTACATTGCCCAGTAGTTCTGGATCAATGTTGTTGAATACTTCTACAAAGTTTTTACTGTCACAGTGTTGCTGACCTTCGTGCAATACGCTGTCATCATCTGCAAAAATAGCCCAGTCTTCGTCACTGGCATAAAATTTTTCTAGTAAGCAGTCACGTGCATGTCCAGGTAGTTTTATTTCTTTGTCATTGACAATGTATTCAACACCAGATTTAAAATCTTCTTTGTTGTAGTGCTGTGCGTAGACAACTGGTTTTAAGTTATTTTGAAATACCCATGCTAGTTGTTTAGTGTGATAATCTCTGCGGCGTTGTGCTACGTCATCATTGCCAAACCAACTGATAATGTATATGCTTTTTAGTTTCATTGTCTATTTACCTTCGCAGTTCATGGTTCTTTGTAATTGCGGCTGTTAACACTTTTGGTGTCATGCCCATGTCTTGTGCATACTTTAACAATGCACTGGTGTCTTTGGGGAAACAAGCACCACCGAATCCAAATTTGCCATCAGGACCTGGCACTTGCATATGACTAGTGCCAATGCGTGTGTCTAGTTTTACAATCTCTGCAATTTTGTCATAGTCCATGCCAGATAACTTTGTTAGTTCATGTATTTCATTCATAAACAAAACTTTAGTAGCCAAGAAACTGTTTATTGTGTATTTTACCAATGATGCTTCGTCAATGTTGCAGTGAGCAACCTTTGTCAAATTAGGCTGTGTTAGTCTGATTACTGTTTCTGCTTGCTTGATGTATTCACTGTTGTTACCACCAATCACTGCAAATTTGCCATTGACATAGTCCTCGTTGGCATTTGCGGCTGTTAAAAACTCAGGCGCATGGACTAAGTTTGGGCACTTGCTGTTTAACTCTTTGTATACACTGGGAGTTGCAGTGCATTTGCTGATGATGACGCCTTGATAGTTCACTTCTTTTAAATTATCAATGATTTGTTCTAAAATACTTGTGTTGCATCGGCCATCACTGAGTTGTGCTGTGGGCACACAAACAAACACTGAATCTGTCATGTCTGCAAGTTCTTTGTATGTGCTGTTGTAGCCCTTGCTTTCGTCAATTATTACCCATACATCATCTTTGATTGAAGATTTAATGGCATTGCCTACAAATCCCAATCCTATAATTCCAATCTTTTTCATACTACCTCAAATAAATTGTTAAATGTGTCCAGGCTTGTTGCCCTGTGATTGCTGAAACGTTCTAGTCTGCGACTGTGTGTCGCTAGTGCTTTCAGTGCCTGTGTTTCTGTAGGTGCTTCTAGGATTTCTTCTAATACTGTTTCTACATCCACGTCCCATGCAAGTTCTTGTGGTCTTTGTCCCTGTTGAAATGCTAGTTCTGCTTGTTGTTGGCTTTGTAGCATTATGTCCAGGTTGTGATGTTGTAGAAATATATAACTTATGGCATCAAGTCCTGATTTATTATTGGCCTGTATAATGTCATGCAAGGTCAATCGTTTAAAGATTTCACTGGCAGTAATGTCAGGTCTGTTTGACAACACTGGCTCAGTGCTTGCCTTGTGCTGTTGCGTCCAGGGTATGGGTTCTATGTCAAGCACCCATTTGCCGTTACTGTTAAAAGTCCATCCTGTGATTAGTTGACCCTTAGCAGCCTGTATGTAAGGACCACTGCTGTCATAGGTGATTTTAATATCGGGGAAGTGACGGGCAATGGCATTAAAGAACACTGTCTGATAGAGTTTGCTTTTACCCAAAATGTGTATGCGTTCTGTGTGCTGTAAGTAACCACGGTGTTTGAGTATCACTAAACGGCGTAACATGGCTTCGGCACTGTAACTCTGCAAGTTACCAAACGCCCAGCCCCTGCAATAATCATTTCTATAGCCCGGAGTGTTGTAGTCTTTGACCTGGTCAAAGTAGTCATCTGTTTCTGCAAATGTTCTGCCCTGTAGTGCGTTGAGCCACTTGGTCTTGCCTGTTGACGTTGACATATAGTAGTCCATGTTGTCAACAATCACACGCATGGCTTGTTCATGTGTGGTAATGCCTGTGATTGCCATTGCTTTGGGAACATCAAAAATCATATAAGGTATGTCAAGTGTCACTGCCCAGTCACTGTTGTTTTCTTGCCATGCCTGGACTGTTTTGCGTAAGTCCAGAAACTTTTGATCCATGGGATTTAGTCGGACTTTCCATGTGCCCTTACAGATTTGAAAGCCACCACTGTCACTGATAATTGTAGTGCCAGGGTAACGGTTTCTTAGGCTGTATTCGTTTAGTGGCTTTTTGCCTGTTAAGTCCGCATGACCACTACTGGCTAGTCCTATATCATAGTGCAAGATACTGTTGGGGTTTAAAAACTCCAGGTCTTGCATACTGTTGATTGTTTGAGGTAATCTCTGTGCTATACGAGAGTGCTCATGTGGATGCCACATGGGCATCTCACAGAAAAAACTCCTAGCAGGTGTATACACTGCTGTCATCTATACTCCACACCAAATTTGTTAGCAAGTTGTTGTATGCGTTGACCAAGTATGACAATGTGCTGTAAACGGCTTTCGTAGCAGTCATACAAGTCACTGTCTGCTTCACGCTGTTGTATTAACTGCATTTCTTTGCCGTAGTCATACAATTCTTGCCACAGAGTTTTAAAAGTGTGTATGTCCACAACTTCTGTTACATCATGGGCCTTGGCAAACCATTCTTCAACAGTGTTGGCTTGTATAGTTGCAAGTTCACGTAAAACTGCATCACTTAATTCAATATAGCGTTCTGTGTTAATCACGTTATTCTCCCTCTTTTTCCATTTTACGCAATTCACGGACTGATTCTTTGACAAACTTTGGCACTGCTTTGCTGGTTTGTGTTTTTGTAATTGAGTTCACGCACCACAACAGTTGTTTTAGAGTAACATTGGGGTTGTGATAGTTAGTCAATGTATGTTCAATGCCATTGCCGTTGGCACTACCCTCCCAGTAAGCATCCCAAATGTCAAGGTGTTCTTGTGTCCACTTGTCATGGTCTTGTGCAATAGTTCTGCCTTTGTTTACTAAATCAACAATGGCATCTGCTTGGTCACGACTTAGTTTAGCACGTGCCCTGCCATTAATAATCTCGCACTCTACTGTGTCTGCTTGTCTTACACGTATTTTATTTAGGATTTCAGCCGCTGGACTTACTTTTTTTTGTGGCTGTGTTGTTTGTGTTTGCCCGTCAAATTCAAAAAGTTGATTGAATAAGGGCATGGCGGTGTTTGATTTCATAGTGTTCTCCTTTAGTTCATAAAATCAACAAGCACCTTGCTTGTATTACAATAATAACATACTAAAACAGTATGTCAAGTGTTTTTTCTATTTTTCTATATACATTTTTGTTATATAGAACTGGTATTTTATAATGTGAAATTATAAGTCTGTGTGTTGTTTTTTTACTACGTTTGAGTATTCAATGCAATCCAAGTTAACCATTTGGGATCTGCGTGGTATGCCCAGACAGTTATTTTATGGAACTTTGGCAAGGGATTTGGCTCATCCGTTAATAAGAACCCTCCCTTGTTTTCTAAAAATTTATTGACTGTATTTTCATCAATGACCCTTAGCAGTAATTCTTCTACTGACATAAATTCATACAGGTATTCATCACTAAATTCTGTGTGAAATATTTGTTGACGGATACCATGTTCAATAATACCCCAATGATGGTGTTGTGTTAGCATTTATTTTAACCAAGTTTCTCTGCGTTGTAGTTCTCTGGCCAAATACTCATTAACAGGAACATTCAAATTCAATATACTCCATTTCAAGTAATCAGTGGGTAAGTCCTTAATGAACCAGTTTGTGTATTTACCAAATGTCATTCTTCTGTGTTTGTATTCATTACTACCCAATCTGTTATTCCAAGTAATTGCTTGAATATTACTGGGTATCTTTGATTTTATTTTTCGTTTTGTTTTTGCCATATATCTATCTCCTGTTTTATTAGTATACTGTTGTCAATTAAGAAAGTCAACTGCGTTGACTTGTTCAATATAAAATCATTGCTCGTTTGCACTCGCATGATTTTATATTTCACTGCGCTTCGCTGACTGAAATACAAAACATCTAAGTCATTAACAAATATCAAGGACTTAGTTATTGTGTAGATTCAGAGCCAATAAGACACCCCTAAGAAGGAATGTCTTAAAGAGTCATTGTGTGAGTTCTTCACCTTTTCAGACAGTAGGGCTTTTAGTGCGACTGCTTTGGGCTCTTTTCCTTACCCAGCCTACAAAGATTTTTAAACCGCACTTTCAGGTGTCAACGTGCAGTATAAGCAGTTTTAAATTCGCTAAACCATTCCGACTGTAGAAATCTTACTGTCATCCATTCAGGTGTCACAGTGATTTAAGGCATCCCAACATCATTGGGGTAGTCTACAGAAGCCCGTCTACAGCGAACAGAATTGGCTACCGTCACACATCAGAACGGATTCACCAGCGGTATAGTTATGCGGCCCGCTAACCTTGTGCTGTAAGATTTGCCTAAAATGGGAAATTGTAAAGATATGTGCCTAAAGTGCCTGTCAGACTTATTTATACGCAACAGAAAATAACTGTATTTTTTCTGCTGTGTCTTACTAGTATATAGCATTTGTGAAACTTGTCAAGTATTTTTTTCATTTTTTCATATTATGAAATTGTTTCTGTAACAGATTGATTTGTAATACTTTTGTTTCATAATGTGAAATGCTATTTGTTGTTTTTTTACAACACAAAGAAAAACCCCACTAGACTATGACAACTAGTGGGGTTTTGAGTTACCATTGCAGTAACTTAACTTTTGTTGCTTACAGGTAGAAAGTTGACAGACTTGGCACATTAGCAACAAAAGTGCAGTAAGTGACTACGGGGAACCGTCTATGGCAAAAACGGAAGTCAAATTAGTAATAAAGTGACCAAATCACTCACTGCAATTTTATTTATCTTCGTTTTAATCTGCGTTCAATTTTTTCTGTGCTTTTTAGTTCACGTATAACGCTTTCACCACTTTCTCTAATTAACCAGTAATTTACTTTTACACTGACATCCTCATATTCTGGTTCTGGCTTAGGTGGTTTTGGCTGTTTGGCAATCTTTTGCTTGATTATCTCTCTGGGTGTTTGAAACTTGCTGGCATAGACACCCTTCTTTTCTCTATAATAACTAGCAAAAAATCCATGACTTTGCTGTGGTGTAACATCAAACTTTCCTGACATGGGATTTTTATAAAGCCCACAGGTCACGCATTTATGACGCCAGTGCTTTTTGCCAGTGATACACTGCTTGTGTTCTGTGTGACGGCCATTTGGGCAATGCACTCCACAATCTTCACAGTCAACGGGTTGATTCTTTACTTGCTTGATAACTGGCTGCACACTATCATTAGGCTGTGTTTCTCGCCAAGCAACTAATTCATCATAGTAATCCTGCACTTCCTCATCGGTCATGTCATTGAGTTCCTCTTCGGTAATCTGTGGAGGAGGAATACGTGCTTTAGCGTTCTTGTTTACTGAATAACAGCCATTGGGACCCAGCATGGGTCTGTGCCAGTCACTGACTTCTGTTAACTTGCGTAAAAATTCTTCATTGTCCATGCTCTTACTTAGCACGGAGAAAATTACTCAATTAATAAATGCCAATCTCTGCTAGGTCACTGATAAATTGACCAGTGTTGTTAATGGTATCAAATACAAAGTAAGCCATCAAATCACCAGGTGCTGTTGCACCATCAAGACCTGTTGTTGGGTCCGCAGTTGCACCAAAATTGCTACTTAAAAATCTATTAATGCCAGTGACTGATTTAACTGATTGATAACTTGCAACTTCAATAATTTTATCAACGCTGTTGATTGTTGCTGTGCCGCCTTGATACAAGTCACATTTTAAGTTTACTGCTGTTCTACCAGGAGTGTCAAACCAGTTACCACGACATTCAACAACAAAATATTGTTGTCCTGGATATGCGGCTCTGAGTGCATCTAAGTCCATGACAATTTGTTCTGCACCAACACCAGTGTTGTCACCAGCCCAGGCAATATATGGAGTTCCACTTAAAGGCCACTGTGCATAACTGTTTTCAGTGTATCCTAAGTAATTGCCAACGTCACCGTTTGTTCCTGTGTCTGGCACAATAACTGCGGCACGAATGTCAAGGTCACGTCCACCATCATCACTACCAACTTGATAGTTTGTGCCACCAATGTTGACTTCGTTGTAATCTTCGTTAAACAACCAAGTAATAACTGCGTATCTGGCTTGAATTGACGCTTGTGCGCCACCTTGACCAAACTGCCACTTGCCTGTTAGTGCATTGAATGCCAGTGTTAAGCCAAGACCTTTGGCAACACCACTCAAATCCATGGGCAAGCCTGCTTTGTTTTCGCTGGCAACTACTGCTGAGTTTGTTGTGCTAGAAACAATGCCGTTGTTTGTAGTGCGGACTTGTTTTTCAATGCCAGTTGTGTCATATACATCAGCATCATATTCAAATGCTGTGATGTTTAGCACAATGTTATTGTCATCACCATCTTCTTCGCTGATTGACAATACACGGAATAATTTATTTTCATAACCATATGCTGAATTTGTAACGTCAATTAAGTCACCTGCTTTTAGTCCTAGACTGCTAAAGTCAGTTCTAAATTCAATGATTTTATCAATGCGACTTTGTTTGAGTTCACGCAATGCAAGAATTTCTGCTTGCACAGGATTGTTAATGCAGTCCAGACTAAAGTTTAGTGTGTTTTCAAATTCATTTGGAAAACGTTGATTGCTTGGTATTGCATAAGTTATGTTGTCTTTCTGGTCAAGAATGTCTTTGTTGGGAAAGTTCAATTCAACTTTGTTGTAGAGTTCAAACACACCAGTGCCTCTGATATTGATAGCACCAATGATGTTAGTATCATCAAAACTTTTTATGCTTGTGCCTTCACGGTTTATAATAACTGCCCACTTGCCTTGATTAATGTCAAACGTGACCCAACTACTGCAAGCATTTGCAATAGTCTGTATGTTACGCATCACTGGCTGATTGGTGTCAATGACACCGTTAATGCAAAAAATGTTAGAAACTTGTGTTGTCATCTTTTAATCCTTATGCGTGAACCTTAATTATAACTCTGCCTTTTGCTCCTGCGGCTCCGCGAACTCCTAAATTTACTAGGTTAGTTGCTCCTGCACCGCCATTACCAGAATTTGAAGTTGGAGATAACGGTGTTGAACTTTGTAAATTACCACCAGCACCACCTACACCGTATGTTATTGTTGATCCAGTAATGGTATTTGAAGTTCCAGCACCACCAGAACCTGCACTCCAACTTGTTCCGCTCCATACACTATTTGCACCGTTAGCGGCATCGCCTGCGCCGCCACCACCTTTTCCTAAGAATGTATTTTGTCCTGCATACACTTTAGTTTGTCCAGTTCCACCAAAATATGAAGGTGTTCCGCCATTATCCCCACCGTTAAAGTTAAAATCAACAGGAACTATATTGTTTCCTTGAGTAGGATCCATATAAACATTTCCTGACCAATAACTTTTTCCACCTTTACCGCCAATTGCAGTGTATCCCAATGCAGATGAGTTTGCACCATTTCCTCCATGATGAGTCCATCCTGGATATGCTTTAGATGTTTGACCACTAATTGTTGGATTACTTCCAGTTTGAATTATTTCACCAGATGTAACAGGGTCACCAGCAACTCCACCATCTCCAACTACTACAGAATAACTTTGAACTGTTATTGGCAAATCAGTTTGATAAATTACTTCACCACCACCACCGCCACCTGTAGCACCACCGCCACCAGCACCAACAACTAATAAATCAGCAAAGCCATATAATGCTTGTTCATTGCTTGGTGTAAACACAGAATTTGAACCAAATGTATATGTTTGAGTTGTAATGCTTCCTGTGCCAGTATTCAATAATGACACTGTTCTAGTTAATTGTGTTATGCCATCTTTCTTTTGAGTATATGTTAAGGTATCTGTTCCAGAATAATTTTTATTTGGATAATATCTTAATGAAGAAAATTGACTATTAACTTGTGCAAGAGTTCCTGAATATGTTAAAGTTGAAGTTGCTGGAGTTCCAGAGTTAAAACTTAGCAATCCATTAGAAACTGCAAATTCAATAGTGAATGTTGATGTTGTTGATGAATTTCCATCGCCAATCTGTGGGGTATTTGATGCAAAAATTCTATTTTCAATATTGCTTTGATAGTTGCGTGATAACACCATGTTATCAACTAATACGTTTAGATTTACACTAAATGATCCTGCACTAGTTACATTTATTACACCAAATTTAATTCTATTGCCACTTGCACTTGCAGTTGAAGTAGAGAATAGTCTTGCGTCAACAGCACTAGCAACAACATTAAATGCACTGCTCATACTAGAACCAAATTGTTTTAAGTTTCTAATTTCAAAACTTCCACTGAATGTTGAAGATAAAGAACTTGTAAAAGTTTTAATGCGTCTATTGACTGCTACTAGTGTTGCGGCACTTGTTAATGAAGCAATTTCATAGTAGTTAGGGTCGTATACTTCCCAATCTGTGATAATGTCCTCTTCTTGTGCGCTGTCATAGTAAATTACAGCAACGTCAAGGTAAAATGCGTTGTAGGTTGAGTAATTACTTGGTATGCTCCATGTAAAATATTTTACAGCATCCCATTGTGATTTATTGTTAATGCCAGTAAGTGTATAAGTGTTTCCACTAACTGCTAGTTCAACACCCTCTGGCAACACACCCCAACTGACATTACTACCAGTGACTGTTGGATTGCCAACAATTCTAACACGGTATCTGACATTGGCTGTTTGATAATTTCTAACTTCAAGTATGTTGATGCCTGGTTCTGGCACTACAACAAAACTACCATTGATAGCATCAGCACTAAACAAATAATTGCTGGGTCCTGGATTAACACCACCACGGTCAAATACAACACCGCTTGGGTTTAAATCAATAACGTCAACAGTTAGTCTGCCGTAGTTGTTTAATTCTTGTAACGTGTTCATTGTGCGTAAATCTCCTCTGGCGCAATGCCAGCACCATAGCGTGTGTTGGTCATGTAATCATATAGCACATCACCTGGCAATGTTAAACTATTACTAATTTTAAATTTCATGTTGCCAAGTCCTTTAACGTCTTGGTCAGCGGCATAGTCAACTCTGACAATGGCAAACACTAAGTCATTCATAAAATGTGTGCCACTAGCCCAACCAGGAAATATGTTATAAGCATAGTCAGTTGCGGCGTTTGTGTAACCTGTGGGAATAGTTGGGCGTGTTGAATTGCCATCAAAGCACCAAACTTTAATTTTTCCATTTGGCTTGTCTGTAAAAGTTTCGCTTTTGTCAGTCCATCCTGCTACTGTGATGCCATCACTTTGAAAACTAAGTCTGTTGTCATTCCAGTAAATGTCATTGAATGTAAATGTGCTTTGTGGGCCTGTGCCTAAATCAGTCAAGCCAGTGCGTTCACAAATTGTTATACAGAAATACATTGTTTGATTGCCGTTGGTCAATACAGCATCAGTGATAATACCACCTAACACTGCTTCACCATAGACAACAGGAACTCTGTAATCAGGACTAGGGTCAACTTGTATTCTTACGCCAGGGTCAATTCTTTTTGTTTCTGGCTTTTCGTTTTCTTTGTTTACTGTGTTTGTAATTCTGTTTAGTGCGTAGCCAGTGATAGCAGTTCTGGCTAAGTTTGCACCAACGCTGTTGCCTGACAAAAAACCAATAGCACTTTTACCTAGGTCTACTAAACTGTCTAAAAAACTCATTGCGGTGCTCCAAAGTTAAAGTTTGCTCCCACTAAACTAGGAACACGGTCCATGCTTTTGTCTCCACCAAAAAAACTTTTATGACTTGCAGGATTAGTTTTTCTACCTGCAATTTTGTTGTCTAACACTTCAACAAGACTGCTACACACCATTGTTATAGTATTTGATGCTGTGCGTGATTCAACGTCATATTGTTCATCTAGGCTGTAGTTATTTACAATACCAAAAAATCTACCTGCAGGATTTCCAAATATGTTTAGATACTCTTGTGTTTGTGCATTGAACACATATCTGTAAATTTCAATGGGACTACCTTTGATGCGTGAATTTACAATTTCTGCAATGCTAGTATTAGGAATACCACTGATGGTAATTGTTACACTGCCACTGCTTGTTTTAAGTTCACTGCTAGTTGGGCTTATGCCAACTAAATTGCCTAAACCAAGATATGTGTCACCGTTGTATGTAATTGGTTGTTGATAGTCACTGAATAGCAATGATGTTGCAGTTGGTGTTGCACTGGGACTTGACTTGTAATATTCAACATCAATTTTGCACAACAATGCACAACCAATTGACCTATAGTTTGAAAGATTAATAGTCATTATGCTTCTACGAACACAAACGGTCCGCTCCAACTAATTTGGTCACGTGCAAAAATAGTCCAGTTTGGTAAATCACGGCAATAGACAGTAAACACACAATTTTCTGCTACACGCAATGCAACATTGCTTGCACTGCTGTCAATCACTGGTCTGTGTAATGTTACTGAGTTACTTGTATATGGCACATCGCTTTCTACTTTATAAACTTTGCCACTACTGCCTAGTTGAATAAAGTCACCTGCACGAAATTTGTAACCACTGCTTGTTGTTGGGCTAGTTGTCAACAGAATGTTTTTACTGCCCTGTGTAATTGTAGCAACAAAGCCTGTGTAGTTTGCACTGTCACCTTGATACTGATACAACCACTCCATGTTTGCAGTGTTTAATTGAAATGAGCCACTAGTAACACGGTCAAGTCTTTCTAATTCTGCAATACGTGTTCTCCATTCAGTCCAACTAGGACCGTCTGGTAGTTTTACTTCAAATCTCCAGTATTGTCCACCTCTGCTGACTGCACGATAAGTGCCATCACGGCTTTGTGTGCTTGCAACAACTTGCTTGGTGTCAATGCTAATTGTTTCTGCGTAATTTATTACATTTTGAAAACTCATTCTTATCTCCTACCTGGGATTGCTTGTCCACCCATCATTGCAACGCTGTGAATAAATCCTGGGTCAGCGGCAACTAATGCTTTGAAACTTGCGGCGTCTGTTGCGTTAATATTGTATGTTACACTGCCCATGCCCATGGGTGTAATGTTTGCTGGGCCACCAATAAATTCTGGGCCACGCTCGCCTACAATACCAAACTTGTTTGCAGGAATCATGCCACCATTGGCAAAGAATCCACCAAAGAAGTCACCAATGCTTGACAAGAATCCGCCACCATCACTTGGACCACTTAGTTGTTCAGGGCCACTGCTAAAGATTCCACCAATAGCATCGCCAATACTTGAACCAATGCCACTGATTGCGTCCCAAGCACTAGTAGCAACATTTCCTATAGCACCCATGATGCCACCTCCACTGCTACTGCCTGCGCCACCAATGCCACCTACAGCACCAGCAACTGCTCCACCACCGCCACTTAGGTCAATGACATACATTGGATTATTTGGTGTGCTACCAACAGCGTTACCACCAAATGCACTGCCTAACATATTACCTAAATCACCTAGCAGTCCACCACCAGCACCACCCATGCCTTGGAATAAACCAGCAAGTGTTTGTTTGATTTGACTGCGTAACAGTGTTTCTAACATATCATTGACAAAGCCACGCCATTCAAATTTACCTGTCTTAACAAAGTCAACAAATAAATCTTCAATGCCCTGTGTAAACTTGCCAAATAATTGTTCTGCAACTCTGGCAGCATTGGTTGCATTTTGCACGTATTCATTAAACGCACGTTTCCAACCTGTGCTAAAGTCACGGCTCTTGTTGTAAAGTCTTTCTTGTGACTTTAGGACTTCTTCACTTTTCTTCTTGGCAGCATCATAATACTTTTGCTTTTCAATTTCAGTGAGTAATGAACCACGTGAGGCTTCTTGTGCTTTAATTTCTGCTTCTGCACGTTCAAAGGCATCACGTGTAATCTGAGCGGATTTCTTCTCCATCTCAGTCATTGTCATTGTGCCAATTTCAAATTGAATGTCACGTATTTTCTTTTCAACATCAATCAATGATTGACGTTCAAACTTTTCTAAGTCAAATGCACGAACACGTGCTTGACTGTTTCTAATAGCCTGCTCTGTTGAATCCATGTCAACTTTAGTCTGTTGACGTATTTTTTCAATCTCAGCATCAATTAACTTACCTAGACCAGCACGTGCTTGTTCGCTGGTTAGTTTACTTCTGCGGTCTTCAAGTTTGGCAATTTCGTCTGCTTCTTTTCTGATTAATTCACCACGTGCCCTTAGCACTTCTTGTTCTTCACGACCTTTGCCAATCAAATCTGTTTGCAGTTTAATTTGGTTAATGTTTGCCTGATTTAGTCTTGCGTATTCTTCACTGACACCACTGATACTCTTTTTAAGTTGTTCAAATGGATCTTTGACTTCACGTATTACTCTACCAGTGTTTTGATTTTCTTTTGCGGCTTTAGCGGCTGCATCAGCATTTTTTAACAGTTCTTCACGTGCATCTTTGCTAGGCTCAATGCCAAAAATTTCCTGAAGTTTTTTCTTAACAGCATCAAAAGCATCACCAACAGGTTTTAGCAAGTTTACATCAAATACTAATTTTAGACCAGCGTTAATTGCAAACAGTAAAGCAAGCAATGCCGCACCTATGGCAATAAATTTGCCCATTGCTACTGTTACGCCAACACTGGCAATACTTGCGGCTGAAAATGCTGTAGCAAGACCATATATTAATGTGGTAACTTTACTTACTATAGCAAACATTGCAAATATTTTAATTAGTTTAACAATGTCATCTACAAAAGTTTGAATTGCAGTGTTGTCTAATGTTGCAATAAAATCTGTTACTGGTGTAATTGCAATAAGAATAGCATTACCCAATGCACCTGCGGCTGTGTTTAATTTGTCATAAGCAGTAGCGGCTGCAATAACACTGGCTTCATTTTCTTGTGCTTTGTTTCTTAATTCTTCATAACGGGCACGTAATCCTTCAGTGTCACCGCTGACATTTCTAAATTCTTTGCCTAGTAATTGTGTAACAACTGCACTGCGTTCACTAGCATTAGTAAAATTACTAAGTCCTGCTAGGACTTTTTCAAATATTTGTTGTTCGCTGAGTGTTGCTAGGTCACGTAATGAAACACCAACTTTACTAAATGCTTCTTGTAAACCTGCATTACCATCAGCGGCTTCGCCAATGCCATTGACTAAACGCAAGATACCTTTCTCAGCACCTTCTGCACTTACACCAAACTCTTGTGTGGCTGCACGAAAGCCTTGAATACTTGAAATTGCAATGCCAGTAGCATCACTTAAATCAGCAAGCACATCTGCTGTTCTAATTGCATTACTAATAAATGCACCAAATGCAATACCTGCAATGGCTTGTTTTAAACCACCAAATGTTGCATTTACTTTTGAAACTTGTTGTGTAAGTCTATCAAGGCTTTGTTGTGCTTGATTGACGTTTACGTTTACGTTGTAATTTAAATTAGCCATGTTAACGTCCTAAAATTTGTCTAATGCGATTTTGAAACCAGCGTTCAAATGGCACAGTCATACCTTTGGGTGCTTGCTTACTCCAACCATTGTCTAGTCTTTCAGCATATGGATAATTTAACTCAATGGTATCTCCGTTTAGATTTGTATTGCGTCTAGCATTACCAGTGTCAACGGGTGTCAATGACCTAAATTCTTGTAGGCTTTCTCTTGGCACTTGCTTTAATTGTCGTTGAATTGACTCTAACTCGCCAGTTAGTCTGTCATCAACACTTACATTGACTTGAATCATTTTCGCTCCTGATTTCTAACTCTTGCAATCATATCCTTCATTTGCTCAACTGTCAAATTAGGTCTCTTAGGTGCAAGATTATTGTGTTGCTTGGCTTCTTGTTGTTCTTGTTGATATTTAATCCACCTGGAACTCATATCAAGCACGTGTAAATCAAATGTTGTTGCGTTGGCCAATGCTTGACTTGGCAACATGCCATACTCTTTAGCGAGGTTATGAACAGTCAGTGTCATCATGGCCTCCTGACTGTCCCAATCTGTGTCCTCGCCTATTACTTTCCCAATGTTTCTACAAGTTTCTGAATAATACGAATCAGAATTTGTGTTGGTAACATTACACCATCTTTAATAACAACTTTACCCTGCTCATCAAGGATTAATTCTTTTACAATGTCAATGATTTCTGCTGGATTGTCTTGTTTAACACTGGCAAGTTTCATAAACTTGTCCAATGGTTGACGGTCCCATGTCCAGAACTCTAGTTCTTCACCTAGTTCTTTAACGGTGTCAGCATCATCTAACACTACTTTGATTAGTTGCGGTTTGCTTGCAATTTGGGTAATTTTCATCTGTTAATCTCCTTGTCTTTCAATCAGTATGTTGGCTAGCAGTAACAAGAATTTCATTCTGTTCTGCGCTTTGTTTAAATCAGCCTGGGCACATTTGATTTCGTTATTAGCCTTAGCCATCTCTGCAAGTAGGCTAGTTAGTAATTCACGGTCTGATTTTTTATCTAATATGTCCATCTGCTAATCTCTTTTTATTTATCTGCAATGAAAAAAGGGAGCATAAAATGCTCCCAGTTTTCGCTCACGCTCCCGTGGGATTAAGCAACAGTGAAGTCACCTGTTACAGTGATAGTGAATGGGCTAACCCAAACTGGACTATCTGCTGAAACTGTTGGTGATAGGCCAGTTACGTAGCCTGAACCACTGATAGTTTTACCAGTTGTTCCACCTGAAGTGTCTCCAAGATAAAGTTCAAAATCAACTTTAACTTTGTCTTTGCTTAGACCAAAGATACCATATTCTGCAACTGTGTCGGCTGCGCCTGGTGCAGTTCCAAAGAAAATAGTTTGGTCAAGAACGATATTACCACTTAGACTGTTAGTAGCAGTAGTTGCAACTTGCAACTTAGAACCGCTGTCTAACTGAGTCCATGTGAATACATCGTTAGCGTTGTTAATAGTAATATCCTGTAGTGCAGGAATTGCTGTTCCAGTATCGCTGCCGTTGCTAGAAACACTAAGTGTTAGTGTTGCTTGCACACCGCTCACGCCTGGTGCTGGGTAAATGTATGCCATTGCTGGTCTCCTTAAATTATTTTGGTGAATCTAAATTCTAATTCAGTGACAATCGTATCATTTTCATAGTTGCTAGTAACATTACAATCACGGCGATTCACTGCATCAATGGTTGTAATATTCTTTGCTTCTCTTACTGCTAATATAACGTCACGTAAATTACTTGGGGGTTGTTTTGCGTCACACGCAAGGTAAACTGTAACAGTAGTTACCTCTGATGGTATGTCTATGTTGTCAAGTGTTACAACAAGTGGCTCAATTGCCATTTGTTCTTGGCTAACATAAATCTTCTTTAAGTTTTTACGATAAAGAGGCAAGCCATTTTCGCTCCAAGGCTCTTCACGTGATACAGTGAATACACCTAGATTTTGACTTTGTAAGAAATCTAAAATTTCTGCTCTCATTATCTTACTCGCTTAATGTTGAACTGTCCTGGTTGTTTCTCACTTGAACTGATACTATCGTCGGCATTAAAATCATACCAGTCTCCAGCAGTGATTAACTCACCAAAGAGGCTGTCTGCTTTTTGTGTGTAATAACTCATCTTCTTACGTTCTGCGCTATCTTCGTTGCCAAAGTCAGCGATTTGTGGAAGAATGTAGTCTGCTAATGCAGTATACACGCATAAGTCAGTAAAATCATTTTGACGATTTTGTATCTTATCTGGATCAACAGCAGGAATATCAGCCACCGTGTTGTAGACGGATGAAGTATCACGTTTTACGTAATAATTCACCCACCATTGACTTGCACGTATCTTTGTAAGAATACGCTCCGTTGCACGTATTAACTGATTTTCAACTATATCATCAGCAAGGCCTTCATTTGCTTCAAATAAACGCTGGTCTTTGGCAAGAACATCGTTAAATTCAGCAAAACTTACTACTGTGTCGTTTTCTATAATGAAGGCCATCTCAGTTTCCTTGATATTAGGCTGGGTCAACCAATGAACTGTCAGCAGTGATTTTCACGCCGTATGTATCATATAGTTCACCAACGCCATAGTGTGCGCTTGCAACAATGTCATCACCAACAAAAGAAGCACGGCGTTGTGTTTCAATGTTGATGTCACCAATCATAGCAAGACCTAGAGCATCACGGTGGAATACAGCACCAACGTAGTCACCAGCAGTGCCAGTGTCAGCGATGTTGCTAGATTCAAATACTGGCACACCAAATAGCATACCAACATAACCTTGACTCATTGCTTCATTCTGGATGATACCAGCATTTGGGTTAGCAAATGTGTTTGTCAAGTCTTTCTTCAAGTCATAGGCAACATATGGGTGCAATACGCAAGCCAATTGGTCACCAGGAACAGCGTTAGCACGTAGACGTGCAACTGCTTGTGCAACAAGAGCGGCGCTCATTGCTGTAGAAGCACCACCAACACCAGTAGAGAAACTAGCAAACAATGCTAGTAAGTCTTGGTCCATTTTCTTAGCGATTGCTTCGCCAAATAAACGACCAACGTCAGCAACAACGTTAGAAGCGGCTGATGCACGAACTAAGTCAGTAACCATAGTTCTGATAGCAACTGTAGAAACAGTCAATGTTACACCGTCAGTAGAAACTGCTGTGTTGCTTACTTCGTCACCTTCAGTAACAGCGGCTGCTGACTGAACTGGATAACGTGGAACAGTAATTGTCTTACCGTTGCTTGCTGGGATAGAATAATTCTTTACCAAACCACGCATGATACTGCGCTCGTTGGCAACAAACATTGCTTCAGCAGTAATCGCTGGTAGCAAATCATTTAATGTAGAGGTTGTTGAACCGGCCATGTTAATATCTCCTTAGATTGTTAGGCTAAACCCGCGGTCTTACGATATTCTGCATAAGCCTTGCGGTGTTCTGGTTTTGTCATATCAAGTTTAGATATGTCTAATTTTTGTTGCTGTCCACCAGAAACATTAGATTTAGTATTTGTGGTGCTGGGAGTTGGCTGAACAAAATGTGGATTGCGCTGTAACCAATCACCAACAAAAGTTTCAACATCCATTGGAACTCCGTTGTCTAGGTATTTTACTGCACCTTTATCATCCACTACTTCTACTTCTCCGTCACCATTCAGTCTTACGTTTTGACTAAGTAAAGCCTTGACCTGTTCTGGAGCAACTGCACGATATTTTGCGGCTGCACTTAACAATGGTGTGTTTACCTTATACTCTTTAATAATACTATCTCGTTTCTGAATTTCAGCATCTTTTTTTGCAGCCAGTGACTTTAACGTTTCTTCAAACTCGCCACGCTTAATTGCTTGTTCCTGTTGACGCTTTTCATACTCAGTTTTAATACTGCGTAGTTCATCAGGATCTCCTAATTCTTCGTAGGGCTTGAGAAGTTTTTTTTGCAATGATGACTTCATACGTGCCATCATTCCATCTACTTCTTCCTGTGTATAAGTCTTTGACTGTGCCTGATTTTCAGAATTAACGTCTTGGGCATCAGTAGCCCCATCGTTCACCAATGTATTGTCTGACATTGTGGCATCACCTCCAAATGAGTAATTGTTTTATGTTGCACACCCGTGCAACGACTCTATATTTATATAAAGTCATTGTAAGGGCACTTATTTTCTGTTAAAACTTCAATAATAGCGTGGCAATCAAGCCCAACAAGCCAGCGACCACAGTGCCTGCACTGCTGATAATCACTGTGCTTAGACTGCTTTGTCCTTTGGTTATTGCTTGACTGACGTTATCAACCTTAACTTCAACTGTTGCTAATCTTTTCTCCAACAACAAATAACGTTGGGCGCACAAGTCCACGTGTAAATCTAGGTTAGTGCGTTCTGCTTCAACGGTATTAATGTCATTCACGATTTCTTGCGAGCCGCTTGTGCTGCCTTAATGGCTTGTGCTTGTTTTACGGCTTGCTCTCTTGTTGGATATACTTTACCAGACTGACCATATTGCCAGCCTTTACCACCACGTGGTCCTGTTGCTTTATGCACGGGCATTTTGTTTTCTCCTTTTAGCACGTTTCTTTGCTAATTGTTTGCGTTCTTCGTGTGTTCTGTGTGTTGGATGCAAAGTTTCACTATGCGTTGTTATAATATAGCCTATGAGATTGTGGGCTATGCCCTTAAGTCTGTTAATGTCTACTTGACTGCGTGGCATGTTATTTTCTATTTTGCCTAATAGACTGTTGCAACCTCTATGTAAAACTTGCCTGACTAATCCTGTTTTATGGTCATGGTCAAGCACTGCATCATCAATTATCTTGTCACCACATAAAGCACAGCAGTTACCTTGTTTTAATAACTGCTGTTCCCTATACTCTTTAACTTCTCTTTGCTTTAATTTGTTCATTTGCATTACTTATCTGAAAGTAAGGCAAGAACACTAAAAATAGCCACAAAGCAACGATACCGTCAATAATGTTTTCTATCATTCTTTTTCAACCCAGCCCTGTTGCATTAGTTGACGTTTTGTTTCAAAGTCAATAATCCATCCTTCTTCGCCAGTGATTGGGTTGTAGTAAAGTTCTGGTTCTTCAAATGGTTCTACTGAATCATAAGGCACAGTTTCACCATTGGCTAGTGTCACCATCTCTGGTAAAATAATGTCACCGTTCTCTCCTAGCCATTCTACAATTTCATGGTCAATGAGTTCTAACACACGTGGGTCAGTGGCAGTGTCTTTGGCAATCTTTAATTGTTCAATTTCTTTACTTGTATCACGGATATTGAATGAGCCTGGGTAGTCAATCTCACCACTCCATGTTGTGCCCATGTATTCTGCCCAGAGTTTCCACATTTGTTCTTCTGCTAGTTCTAGGTTATCTGCTTTTTCGCTTAGACGGGCATTCAAAAGTTGAAATTCAGTTTCCATTGCTACCCCAGACATACTGCGACTTTCTACTGCACGAACAGCACCAGTGTTGGCCATCTTGTCAATGGCTTCTACTGTGTGTTTGATACTTGCGTAGATAGAATCAATGCTTGCGCCACTGTATTCTAACAAATAAGGCTTAAGACCTGGGTCAAGATTTTCTGGCATTCTGATTAATGCACCACTGCCTGTGCCCACTTGTGTTTCTGGTGTAGCAACAAGACTTGGGTGAGAATCCATACGGATTGCTTGGTCAACTTCTGACGTTGCGTTGTATATAAATCGTTGAGCGTCCGCAATGTCCGCAATGTCTGAAATGCCAATGCCACGCACACTACTACGACCGTTATAGCAAACAACAGCAGGAATCTTGCCTAAGCCATTGACTTCTATAACGTCATTGTCAATCTTGTTGTCTTTGATGTTGACTTGTGTTGTTCTGATTGTTTCTTTAGTCCACTCTTTGACAACTCTAATGTCACCATTAACATCTTCAAGGTATTTGAAATAAACAAGGTCATATCTGCCACTGGGTTGACGTGCCCACTTCCAGTCTAACACTACCATAGGTGTCAGCAAGTTTACATATGGTCTAATGCCCATGGCTTGTTCATCTGCACGTGTGTTAGCACCAATGTTTGGCTTTGCAACAATAATCCAGCAACTACCGAACACTGAACTCCATGTTGCCACGTCTTTCATAAATGCGTTTAGACTTCTGCCATCCATGTCCGCATCATCAAGGAAATCTCCTAGTTCAGGCATCATATCAAGGCCATTAAATTCACGCTCTGGTTCCTCACGGAAGAGAAAGGAGTTATACACACTTATGACACTGGCACAGTGATTTTCTAGGGGAGTGTTCTTTAGTCTGGCAGCGTATTCGCCATCAGTTTCTAACACATATCTGGTCAAGTGTTTGGCTTGACGGTATTCGTCACCCCCAACATATGATTCCAGCAAATATTTCCAAATTGGCAAGTAAGTCTGCACCGTTTCATTGGCACTTAACACTGCCTGTATTTCTGAGTTTAGCGTTTCTGTAAAATTCATTTTAGTTTCCTTGTTATGCTAATGCGTGACCCCAGCGTTGTGGACGCATAGCATCTGGGTCAACGTTACGGCGCACGGGGAAT